GTATCCAGCGTTTGCAAAGGTCTGAGATCCAAGGCGCATATCTACAATATCTCCGCTATTTAATAAACAAATACGACTAGAAACTACTCTTGCGGTATCTGAGCGTGATGCATTTGAAACTGAAGTTTCTACTCCATTAATAAAAATAGAATGATATACTATAGAGCTAGTATTAGCACCAACTACGATACAATTTCCTATTATATTAAAAAAACCTTTATACGGAGAAACCCAATAACCGCTTGGGCTGATCTGGGTAAATCCAGAAGTATTAAATCCGCTTATGGAACCCGTGAGTGGAACGTGAGTAAAGGTATTTAAAAGTCCATTAACATTACCAGCTCTAAACAAAGACCATACTGGCTTGTTGGACCTATAGATTTTATTTTCAACTATTAAATCTTTAGTGATTTTAAGATTACCAGAAACAATGCCTGAGTAATATATATTGTTAGCTCCATCCCCAAAATAATTAACCGTATTTACCACGCCGTTCGTACATCCGAATTCATTACCTGACCCAACATTACCAAAAGTATTAATTTTACCTGATTGCCCAAAAGTATTAAAAGCGCCTCTTTCTCCAAAACTATTAAAAGTACTATCTAGCCCAAAAATACCACTCGTTGAAAAGCATCCAAATTGGTTATAAACAGAACTGTCTCCAAAAAAATTCTGAACTCCTGTGTATCCAAAATAACTCTGTGTTGTTCCAAACGAAAAAACATTTAATGAAGCTAAGGCTCCAAAATCATTAGTAATCGCTTGTTGACCAAAACTATTATTGGTTGCCTGAAAACCCAAAATGTTAAATGAGGATTTGGTTCCATAATAATTTATCCCACTAACAGCTCCAATCTGGGAGAATTCACCACTGGAAATAAAATTCTTGACTCTAAATGGTTTTGACACCAGATATTGAAAAATTAGGAGTAAGAGACATTAAATTTTAGTTTTTAATTTTTTTGACCGCCTCAATTAAACTTTGTATTGCAGATTTTACTTCTGGAATTTCATCATATTTTTGCCAAAAATCTGAAATTATTATGTATTCTGGTCTACTTAATATTTCTCCACTTAGATCATTATAAGGATCTAACTGAATAAAAAGTTTGCCGTTGTTTTCATCAGGCATTTCAATTATTAATTTAGAAATCCAATAATTAGGAAAAACCTTCTCCTCTGAAGGTGGTATTACTATCGGTGAAAGATTGTCTATTGTCATTTTATTTTTTAATAAATTTTTCTGGGTTTTTCTCAAAAACCTTTCCAATCCTTACGATTCCACCTAATATTTCTGGGGATATTACACCGATTATTCCGTAAATTATAGCCTTAATTAAAGACGAGATATCATTTGTAGCCAAGATAAAACCAGAATCTATAATTGCCCATGCAATTCCAGATAAAATCGCGGCAGTTGTGATTCTTTTAAATTGTTCTGCAATATTCAAATCGGTTTTGTCTGCCAATAACCTACTAAACATGGCGAAAACACCTATTAAAACTACAACCCAACCGTCATTCATNAATTCTTTGAGAAGNGATTTTTCAGGTTCCATGCTTTTATTTACACTTCGCAAGAATAAAGATTCGATTTCTCTCTTATTTAGAGAAAATAANTTCCCTCTCTAATCTTCGGTATCTAGCGTCAGAATGCCAGATTTCATCAGTCTGGGGTGTGTATATGCCCTCGATGCTATCAATGGGTACACTAGCCCTCAGAGAAAGGGTCGATGGTTGGTAAATGTTTAATCGATTGACGTTCGGAAATAAGTTCTTTACGCAAGATGTCTGCCCGATCAGCAGAATTGCTATCGCCACATTCCCTAAGTTTTTCAATCTCTTCAATGATTTGTTTCTGTCTAATTCTTGATTTTTCATGGATCTCATAATAAACTAATTTGTTCTTGAGCGTTAAGAATAGCTCAAGACTTTTGATGAGAGATGTTAAGATGCTCATTTTTTTGACTCATTACAATCAAAAACAATAGTGGGAGATGCTTCCAGATCTAACAAGTCGGATTCCTCCACCCTGCCAGCGACTCTCAATGCACAATCTCTTGCATACGAGAAAGCGTTATCGATCTTGCTGCTGTAAGATTGCGAGTAATTATTTTTATTATCAAAAACCCTATAAATTTTTTCTATTTTTGCTTTAGCCATGATTAATATTAACGTAAAATTGATTCGATGTCAATAAATTATTGAATGTAAAATTCAAAAGCCACATTTCCAACGAAAGCCTCATCATCACTAATCATTCCCGCGATTAATAAATGATCTTTTCTAAAATGAGTTTCTTTAATGTCTAGGATGTATTTTTTTTCATTTAAATACAAGGTGCTGACGATTGATTCGCTGATTAATGATGATTTTTCAAACAACTTGTTTCTCAAGTGTTTGGTGGTCTCATTGGTTCCTACTATTTTAATTGATCCTTTCATTTTTTATTGAGTTATTGGTTACAAAAATTATAATAGTGTATATTAATGTATGGGTCAAGGTGAAAATTTAATTGCAAGTAGTTTGTTGGATTCGTCCCCAACGGCCATTTTGGAATTTTTTAGAATCTATCCAGATACGCTAGAAAAACCAACTACTTTCATACCAATACACGGTGGTTCTAATTTTCAAAAATCTATTTTTTGGCAAGGCGAAGAATATCTACCACTACCAATTGAATGTGAAGGCTTTGAAACGACTTCTACATCAAGACTGAGTAGACCCAAAATAAGAATAGCAAACAAAGACTTGCTTGTTTCCAACTTATTGCAAAATAATAAAGATTTTAAGAATGCAAAAATAACAAGAAAACGAACTTTTTTAAAGTATATTGATGATCGTAATTTTGATGGTGGGAATCCTTTTGGAACAGCGAATTTTAATGCAGAAATAAGTTCTGAAGATTTCTTGGTCGCCCAAAAAACAGCAGAAAATAAATCTTTTGTCGAAATAGAATTAACATCACCATTGGATGTAGATAATTTTGAATTAAACAATAGAAGAATATTAGCCAAGTATTGTTACTGGCAATACAGAGGTTGTGGCTGCAATTATAAAGGAACCCCCGTGCAGAGAGAAAACGGAGAATCTTTTAAAGATCCAAATGGTAATGTTGTAGTACCAAAGCCATATGACAATACTGGCTTTGAAGAAAATCCTATTTATATTTGGAGCAAGTATAAATCATATAAAAAAGGAGATTTGGTATGCATGATCAATCGAAAAATTTTGGTAAGAAAAAGACCCGCAGATGAACAAAGTAATAAAATAAAAGAAGATACTTTCTTAAAAAGTTGGTATGTTTGCGTACAAGATAATACTGGGCAGAACCCAGATAGCAATATTAATTATTGGCAAGTGGACGGTTGTCAAAAAACATTGTCTGCATGTAAATTAAGATTTAATGATAATTATTATCAATCATGGAAAAAATTCGAGTCGTTTAAAACAGAACCAGTTATGGTTTTTTCTCCGTCCGAGGAGGTAGCCTCTCAAGTTTCTTATGGATATGACTTTTCAATAGTATCAAGTCAAACGCAATTATCATGGACTGGTGCATATGCTNATGCGATAGCAAAGGGCGGGAGGCTTGCGGTTATAGATGAGCCGTATAAACAAGATATCATTAATGACCTCTTGAGAGCATTCAAACCAATAGTAAGAACTACCCCAGAAAAATCATTAATGTGGATTAATGGAAATTCTACTGGCGCTGGAAACGAATACAAGTGGGAAGGTACTGGAAAAGTTATAAGATATGGTTTTACAAATTATAATCCTGGAGAACCAAACAGGAGTTATCCATTTGTCGATTCTGTATTAGGCGCTGGTCAAACAGAGGCATACCTGCATGTGCATGGACCTGAATACGGGGAAGTTATGGGAAAATGGAACGATTTAACTTTGAACAGCCATCCAGATTTCCTAGTTTTTAATTATATATTGGAAAAACCATCAAAACCCAAAATACAAAAAGGCGGCGGATATTTATCCAGTTCCAACACAGGCTTGTTAAATATACTACAAAATTCATTTACGCTGCACGGGTGGTTTGCCAATTCGGGTTCTGTTTTAGGTGCTGGTTTAATAAATACCACAGATTCAAAAAGCAAAACTGTATATAAAAATCAAGGCTATACTCAAAACCCTCATGCTGAAGGAGGTAATGGATATTCTGTTTACTCACCACCGCAAATCTACCCCGCCACATGGTGGAATTCACTCCACTCTGACGTAAGGGCAGCGCAAGATGTACTCGCTAAAGAAGCGGATTACAATTTATGGAACAATAACAAATTGGATTTTGATAATTTTAATTCTTTTAATATATCTATAATGGACAAAGATACTTTGAGGTTAAAGTTTTTAACTACAGACTATAATACTATCTCTAGAACCGCAAACGTATATGATATTAAATATACGCCTCAAGACTTAAACTACATAACTTTAGTAGTTGATAAAAGAAGATCAGCCGATCATAATCTTTTTGCAAAATCTGAAGACTTTACTAGTAATCTATGGGCAAAAAGAAATTGTAGTATAGTAACAACTACGTCTGGTCAATTAATGCTGCCTTCGAATGGGCAAAATATTGCTTCAATTGGCACTTTTGATATGAATTCTGATTTTTGCGACAATTGGATCTATCCAAGCGGTTTTTCTTCTGTTAAATATAAAAATACTTCTTGGTCATCAGAGCCAGGGGTTTTTGGAATTTATAATGATTGCATTGCAATACATGGAAGCTGGGGAAACCCAAGCCACACTATTGCTCAACATGCTTCATTAACTAACGGCTTTCGTTTTTCTGTTTATGTCAAACCAATAAATCCCAACAGTGGAACTCATGTATATATAAAAAATATAACGCGATATGCTCCTGGTTATGGTTATTACTTTGACAGACACGTAGCATTTGATTTAAAAAATGTAAGTGTAAAAAGGGTATTTAATAATGCCAACGCGGTTGGCGTTGGCAGTAAAGATAATTATGGGTGTAACGACCCCTCGATCACTGAAGAGGCTAATGGTTGGTATAGAATATCAGCATTGATTATAGTAGACCCTAAGCAAATAACCGTTTCTAATCTTGCTGGGGTTGAATTTGGTATTATCCCCAGCGGAGCTAATCTTTATCGCACTTATTATACCGAACTGCAATATAACAATTTCATAAAACAAGGTTTTGCAGATCATGTAAATTGGGCAGCAGCGGCGGGTAATTTTTATGATCTTTTAAGACAAACCTCCTCCGACAAATTGTTCAACGGTTCCAGTGGACAAGGAATGCTTTTTTCTGGCGCACAATTAGAATCTAGTATAAACAGACCTGGAAAATATTTTAAAACAAACAACGTTGCATATAAACACCCAAAGTTTAATTCAGATATAGGGGATTATTTGGCTCTTTATATTAATGGAGCAAATGTAAAAGAATTTAATCCTGATAGAGATAAAAACAAACAACTAGATATAAATGTAGAAACATTTAAAATAGGACATGATAATTCACAAGCTGATTTTGCTGCAAGAAAAATAAAAGGCGGAATTGCGTCTTTCATGCTGTGGAACGGTGCAAAAGATGTATCGGGCAGCATTTTTAATGGTTACGTTTCGAGTGACTTAAACAATAAAAAATACCCAATTAATTATATAGATAATCCCGTCTCTAAAGACTTAGTTGCCTTTTGGGACATGCCAGATTCTAGCACATTATTACCTATAACAAATAATATAAACGCTTATAGCGGTTTTCAACTATCCATAAATGGAGATTTTACTACAAATACTTTAATATATAATATCCCTGTTGATCAACAGGGGTTAAGGCAAATTGAATTCACAGCGTTATCTTTTGGTGGATTTCCAGGAACAAACGGATACTCTTATGGATAAATATAATTTCAAAAAGCATCATGATGCTATAAACAAAATAAAAGAACTGTGTCACGCAAGAAACAGTATTGAAACTTGCGGATTTTTAGGTTTTAATGAAGAAGATCAAACTTACATTGTTCAACATGAAGAAAACTGTTCTCCAGAACCATCTCTTTATTTTGAAATAAACGCTTTTAATTATTTATCTTTTAAAGAAACTTATCAAACAATTTGTGTGTTTCACAGTCATATTGTCGGAGATTCTTCTCCATCTGAATTTGATATAAAAATGTCAGAAAATTGTTGTCTGCCCTTTTTAATATATTCTTTGGGTGGCGATTCTTTGAGTCTTTACGAACCAAAGAATTGTGATTCCAATCTTGAATATTTAAATAAAATAAAAATATTTTTATGACGAATATTATTTTACATGGTTTGATTGCGAAAGAATTTGGTAATTCTTTTACAATGGATTTGAGATTTGCCAGTGAGGTTGTCGATGCATTGGATTCTATTAGGGATGGTTTTAAAATAAGAATAAATGAATTAGCCTCAGAGGGTCTTCATTATTGTATAATTATAGATGGCAAAGATACATTAACGATGGCTCAAGAAGATTTTTTAAAAAAACCAGAAAGGGTAGATATTGTCCCTCATATAATTGGCAGTGGACCAGTAGCTATTGGTACTGCGATTTTAGGCGCTTTTGGAGTCACTAGTACGATTGCTGGCTCGGCAGCAATATTTAGTGTCGCCGCATTTGCAATTGGATCAGTCACAATGTTAGCCGTTTCGATTGGGTTACAGATGTTATTGGCTCCAGGAAGACCAAATACAACTCCAGGGGCAAAAGTTGACGGACCAATATCAGCAACGTCAAGAAGTTTGCAAGAATCTTTTAGTTTTTCTAACAAAACAAATGTCGCTTCTCAAGGCGCACCCGTTCCAGTTGGTTATGGCAGATTAAAAGTTGGTTCTCAAGTAATACAAGCAACAACCAAATCTTTTCATCAAAATACAGACGCTTTATCGGCAATGAGAAAGAGTGCTGCTAATATAGGTAATGAGGCATCAACGGAAAGCGGAGGCACTTCGAAAAGGCAAAACTAATATGAAACATTTTTTAAATAAAAAAAATAAAATCATGGGCGCAGGTTTTTTTAGCAAACCTAAACCGCCAAAGCCAAAAAAGCCAGATGTTATAGTTGCTACTTTAAAACCACCTAAGTTGGGAAATGTAAAAGTAATGGCATCTTATGATTTTTTGGAAGTTCTAGAATTAATTTCTGATGGGCCAATAGAAGGTCTTGTTAATAAAAATGGCGCTACGCTGCGTCAATTGTCACTGTTTCAAGGGGTTTATTTAGATGGTACAGCAGTATTAGAAACTAATGATAGCACGGTTCCCCCTAAAGGAGCGCAGGACGGTGGCCCAGGGGGTGACTCATTAACAAGAAAATCCATAGGGGCTAATATTATTAATAATTTTACATCTTGGATTGCTGAAATTCAATCTGTCAATGTTCAACAACCAGATCAAGCTTTAAATATAGGTAATGAAAGAAAAGATTTTAATCCTATAGTAAGAAATAATCAATATCTTGCCGACGGATTGCAGGGAAGCGATTTTCAAAATTATTTTGCTAGATCTACTAACCAAGGCAATTTTATATTTTTTGTAGGACAAGCTGATTTACAACTAGCGCCGTGGGGTTCACAACCCTACAGCTACCTCATAACCGATGAGCGACAAATTGGTATTCAGCATTATCCAGAAGTTAAAAAAAATAAAAAAGCGGGAATTAAATACCGCGCAGCTTATGATGGGCCAATATGGCGTACTAATGTTTTTGCTTTAAGATATAATTGGAATAATGGCACTAAACGAGTAAATGTAACTAGTGATTATACAGGAATAGGTTTAATTATAGCTCAAATGAAATCTTATGCTATCAACTACCCTAGCACATGGCAGGGTAAATTAGCCGAAAAAACATTAAAAACTAATTTCGGTAATGCTTGGCCTTCATTAAGTGCAAGCTATGTCTTAAGAGGGGGAAATCATAAAATGATCCTGCCTATAAGAGTTAGTAAATCTTTTCGTAAGGTAAGTTTATTAAACGATCAGCCATATGGAACAGATGGTAAGCCCTTGAAAGATGCAAATGGAAATGTTGTCCCCCGTACTATGAAAAACATATTGGCACAGTTTGTTAGAGGTCAAAACGCTGTGCATGATTACAGGGGTCAAGGCAATGGATTTAAAATGGAAAATGTAATTTTGCCAATAATAGATGAAAATGGCGATTGGGAGGGAGAAACAATTGGTTTTTCGGTAATTGATTTTTCTGAAGCGTATCACGCTTATGGCCATCAAGAAACTTTTAAATGGCAGGTGAAAAAAACCTTTGCTGCTGGAAAGGGAATAAATACTATTATTAATAAATTTGAAAGCACAATAACTTCTTATTCTTGTTCAATTACTTTAGAAAAGGCGGCTTTAAGCGTATTGAGCCAAATAGATAACTTGAATATTGTTGATGAAAAATACGCTTACAGCACTAGAAAAGCATCGACTCTTGTTGATAAATATAATTATTCTAATATTTTTGTAGAATTTAGAAATGGCGAAGAATATCAAGTGCCGATGAGTTATTTTAATAGAGTAATGTTTGATCATTATTATTCTGTAGATTTGCTTGGCCCATTTAGATTAAAAAATCAAATACAAAGATTAGTACCTCTAACAGTTCTTTGGAAGCAGCAACCGACTATCGCTACTTCAGATATAGAAAACGATGGGAACGGCGAAGGTAGTAATGATCAAAGAAACGTTACCGAGAATATAACTAAAAATGATGGTACTGATTTTGATTATTCAAAATGGAACAAGACTGATTATGAATTTGACGAAGTGTCCATACCCACAACTCACGTTGTAGTTGATCCAAACGTTGAAGAGGTTTTTGTTTCTATAGAAATATCATCTTTAATGGATACTCTAACGGCGGATTTATTTCTTGAAACATACTTCCAGGAAAAAGCAGGCGTAAACAATGGGGCTACTGGCGCTGGCTCACCGATACCGTCAATAGTTGTTTTTGAAATAGAAACGGGCCATTTCGACTCTCAAAATAAAAAAATAGTGTCTGAAAGGAGAAAATTTCAAGTCATATCTTTAATACAGAGTTCGTGTCATATCGATATTGGCAATCCAGACTTGGAATTACAAAGCAAAGAGTATTCAATGATTACGAGTTTAACTGCGGGAACCACCATTTATAAACCATTTGAACTCCCAGTCATACCAAATAATAATTCAGGCAAAACAAAAAGATACGTTCAAATTAGAAAAGTTTCTTGTGAAACTAATTCCGTACTTATTCAGAAAAAAATAAGTTTGATAAAAGTGACTGAAATGACAAAAGGTAATTTGCGCTATCCATTTAGCGCCATAATTGGTTCAAAAATAGACGGAAGATCTTTTTCTTCGGTTCCAGCCAGAATTTTTGATTGCAAATTAAAAAAAGTAAAAATACCAGCAAATTATCATCCGAACGATCAATTTACTGGAAAGGACAAAAGGTATATAGCGTCATCTTCGAATTATACAACAAAAGAATTAATTTATCAAGGAGATTGGAACGGTGCATTTAAAGATCAATTGGAATACACAGATAACCCAGCGTGGATTTTATATGATCTTTTAACTAGTCAAAGATATGGATTAGGTTCTTTCTTACAAGAAAGTCAAATCGATATATGGGATTTATATAAAATAGGAAGATTTTGCGATAATGTAGATGATGCTGGTTACTTTATAGGAGTTAGCGATGGGAATGGAGGTTTGGAACCAAGATACTCATGCAATATTTTATTTCAAGAAGGTGAAAAAATATATGATGCCATATCTATAATATGCGCTTTATTTAGAGGTTCTGTTTATTATCATAATTCAAAATTAAATTTTGTTGATGATCGCGTCAAAAAACCTACCGCTCTTTTTACAAACGCAAATGTCAAAGGTGGTGATTTTAATTATACAAATAATAAAAGAGATGAACAATTTAATGTTGTTGAGGTGGCTTATATAGATCGTTTTGAAAATTTTGAAACAAAAATTGAGTTAGCTGAAGACCAAGAAGACATAAGAAAAAGGGGAATTTTTAAGACAACAATAAATGCAATGGGAGTTACTTCGAAAAGCATGGCTAAAAGAATGGCTGAACATATTATTTTCTCAACAATAAAAGAAAATCAATCAGTATCTTTCGTCGCAGGAGCGGAAAGTTTACTTTGTAGACCTGGAGATTTGATTATGATCGAAGACGATTTGAAATCTTTGTCATCTAATTTTGGCAAAATATTAGATTTTAATCAAAACGAAGGATGGATAAGGGTCACTAATGATTTTTCAAATTCAAAAAATAATGCTTTTATTACTTGTTGGGTTCCAACGGGATCTCAAACAAAAGCGGATTTAGCGGAATTGGCTTTGACTGATAGATATAGGCTTAATTCATTTTATTTTAATAATGTAGGTAATCAATATAATGAGTTGGTGGGAGAATATGTGTTTGATGGATATTTAAAAGGTTTTGATAGATCTATTACAAATAATCCGTCAACAGCTTATTTAGATGAGCAATATGCTTTTTATAAAGGCAGCGACCAAAAATTTTGTTATTTTTCTACCGAGTTTACTGGGTGGGTTTTAGGCAAAGGAGATATGTTTAATAAATCAAATGGTAAAGTTATTTATGGGACAAAGGATCAGTTTTTTCATCAAGCCAACAATGGATTGGAATATGATTTTAGCGCATCAAACGGAAGAGGAGCCTACAGACCAACAAATGCACCAAATACTGTTGGAGCTTATAAAAGATTTAGAGACACTGGGGATTTAACAAATACATATCATGGTATATCCAACGATGATATTGAATTATCAAGCCCAAGTCAAATAGTTAATTTTGTTTTAACAGGCTTTGACAATTCTTTAGAATATGGTTGCAAGGTATTTGTCAGCGGAGGAAGCATTAATTATAATTTAATTCAATTTTTAAAACTTGGTTCCGTCTCTAGATTTCAAAGAAAAAATTCTGATGATATGATATATAANGTTATTAATATTAAAGAAGAAAATCCTAATGAATATGGAATATCCGCCTCGTTATTCAATACTGGTAAATATCAATTGATTGAGAATTTAATACAAGAAAATGAAAAAACAGATACATATCCTCATACTCTTCCTCAATTAATTAATGGGGTAACTTATGAAACTCTAACTCCACCTTTATTTACTCAGTTGTTCACTGGTTTTGATAGTGCGATAAAATCGCAAGTTTTGAATATAGGTTGGTCTGGAGATCCGCAATCTACAAAAATTAAAACATACGAAATTAAAATTACTGATCCTTATTTTTCGGAAAATATTTCAAAAGTCGATAATAATGATTACAATTTGTTATTTTCAGCGCCCATATCACAAATTGGAAATTATAATATATCAATAAAATCCATAGGCTTAAAGACAGATAGTGTTAAGTTTTATGATTCGGAGGAAAGAAGTACGGGAATTTTAATATTAAATCAAGAGTTATTAACAAGCGCAGCAAGACCAATTACATTTAGCACATCATGAGTTTTTTAAATTACGAAAAACATGGAGTAATATCCAAATGGAACGATATTGATAAATATTTAAAATTTAATATTTATTCTGAAAATCCAGTTTGTGAATTCGAAAGCACTTTTAATGGTGAATTTTCTGGAATATGCGTTCATAGAAATAAAGATGTCACTTTTAATTTAACACTTCAAAATAGATTAGGCAATATTATAACCAATAGTTATCAACTTCTTGAGGATTGTGATACTTACGCTATTGATATAGATATTTTAGATAAATATGGTAATTTAATTTCAGGAAATTATATATCAGGGAGTACTTTTTTAAATCATAAAATAACAGAAGGTCAAAATATTGTTCTTTTTACTGGTTATGAGCCAAATTTTGGGATAAGAGTTAAAACTTTAAACGGAGGGGCGACTTCTAATTCTGAAATATATACATATGGTAATGTGCTAGAAATAGACACAATAACAGTAAATGATGCATATGGAATTTGGTATAATGAAGACCCAATAACAAATCAATTTTATTACCCTCAAACCAAAGAAACTTCTGATTCGCATTTAAACCAATTAAAAAATGAAAATGATTATTATTTTAGCTTGCTTAATCTTAATTTAGACGGTTATCAATTAACTGTTGACGCTCAAGTAAGTTTTGGAAAATTGGATAGGGAAAATTTACTGATTGATTGGGGAGATGGAAAAACAAATGTTATTTTTTCTCAAACAGGGAATAACAACACTGATTTTAGTGGCGCTGGTGTTTTAAGAAAAAATGTATCGACTAATGACGTATTGTTTACTGCTGAAGAGCAGCCTTATATAATAAATGGAAATCAATATTCTTTTAGAACTGGTCATTTATACAGCGGTTCATTCCCAAATGATGTTAATATAAACTTATGTTATAGTGGCATTAATTCGACGGGTTATGAAATAATGGAATCTTTTTTTTATTCAGTGCCAAGGCAGTTAAAAAGCGAGGGCTTTCTTTTGTCCTCAGATACAAAAACAACTGGAAGCATAAAAATTGATTTTTCTTTTCTTAATTCAATGTCATATACGGATTTTGACAGAGTTGACATATATAAAATACAATCACTTCCTAATGAATTTTTTGATTTATATTCTGGAAGAAATAGATTTCCATTATTTTCAATGGTGGGTGATGAATTTGCAGGATCGATAAAACTGGTCAAGGATAATACTACCCCTAGTTTTTTACTGAATAACGAGGTGAACACTAAGGGTAGTTTTTATTTTAAATGTGTTCCTTACAGTACTATTGGCTCTGGATATGCTTGGCATATTGGTCCATATGAAATGGAAATACAAGAAATCAGTCAACCAACTTCATTAACCAGCAAATTAACATTTGCGGGTTCTAGAGGTGATTCGTCAATGGAAATGATAAATGGAGACATTGCTGCATCTGGTATATCCATAATTGACACTTTAGCAAGATCAGATCCTTATAGTTTATATACTTACGATATAAGTGTATATAATTCAGATAATGATTTCGCCTCTTCAAGAATAACTATTGTTGATAATTTGTCTGGCACAAATCCAAACAAAACTGGAGTATCTTTTTCAGAATCAAATATTAGTGATTTTAATTATGCTAATTTTGATTATTATTATGACGACACTTATATATACTTGACAAGCGAATTAAATTACAGTTCAATTTATGATGGCGCTCCTGATGAATTTGGAGCTTCATATAAAATGATTAAAACATCTATATAAAATCAATTGTCTTTATTATTAAGAGATTTATCAAATAAATCAATAAACAGATCCCTTTCTGAGCTTGGGATTTTTGAAAATTCTTTTTTAAGTCTGCGGTAAACTCTTCTTGATATAGGAGTAGACATGTCGCCAATTACTTGTTTGATTTTTTTTGTTGTTCTTTTGTTCATATTTTAGCTATATACGTTTCGGAGTCTTTGACAAAACCAATTTTTTCATAAAAATCAGCAACTGATTGAGATTTAGGATGACCTAATACTCTATTCATTAGTATGTATTTGAATCCTTTTTCTTTTGCGAATTTTCTTGCCTCAGTAAATAATTTATAGCCAACCTTGGGGTTCTTGGATAACCATATAAATTCTGAGAATAGATTCTCACCGAATTTAGCGCTCTTCTCATTTGAAAAGATAATTAAAGCATCGTAAAATTCACCATTGTGATGGCCCCAAACAAAAAAATCCCAAGCGAGCAAATATTTATTTGCATAGCAATTTTTAATCATTTCTTTATTGTGTTTTAAATAAGAATGACTTTGATTGTCGTTTTCAAATTCAAACAAATTAAAAATATCATCTGCTAATTGCTCAAAATCTTTAGGATTTAATATTCTTTTAATCATTCATTGTATGACTAAACGGTTTCATGAGACAGCGGAGCTTAAACTATTGAAAATTGAAATGAATTTTCTGCAATCTTTAGCAGAGATGTCACTAAAATTCGTGCAGTCTTTTAACCCGTTTAAAAGATTTACTAAATCCGTGTCAGCTTCATCTGAAGCTTTCTTCCACATTGGTCTCAAGTGAGATTTGAATTCATCAAAGCTAGAGATATTATTCTTTTCTCTTAAAAGCTTTTCTAAGATACCAGAAGGCGTAGTGGGTGTGGAGAAGTTTGATGTGGTGGGATCGCTTTCATCTGTCTGGATTTTCATTTGTTTAAATGATTTAGACTTATCTATTTCATCAGCACCGACAATATGAATACCCAAGAAATTACGAACACAACGAACAAATGCTCGATTACAAGCGATAGTCTCAAGGAATTTGGCGCAAAAATCATCTGTATTAGCGAGCGTGGCATTTGCTACGTCTTCATAAACTACAGTAGAATAGTCGTAGGCATTAGCATGTTCATAATTAGTAATCCAAAAAATCTTGCATTTAGCTACAACATAATTTTCATTAACATGTTTGACATCATATAAGACAGAAGTAAATCCACGAAGCTTTGCCAGTTCCTTGATACCTCCCAGCATTATAAGCAATTGGTTGTCATCAAGGCCATCTATAGATTGTGGCACTTGTTTACTCCTTAAATCAAACCACCCTCTATTTGGATAGAGGAATTTATCTTTAATCATTCCCCTCCAATTAACAGAGCCATCTTCATCAAATACGTAATCAACGCAATCTATTAAACCCCATTCATTTCTCTTATAAAGCTCATGAAATTTTAATTTTTTATCAATTAATACGTCTTTAGGTGTATCTTCACAAACTTCCGTAGGTTTAACTTTTTGCTTTGTCATCTATGAATGATATCACTATTCGGATAAAAGTCAAGAATCTTGTTCGTAAATGTAGAAAAAATCAGACTCGTTCCAAAAAACATCAGAATCAATAATTTTATTACTTTGGGATGATTCTTCGTTAGCATCTAAGTGAGCTTTGCTCAGATACTGCTTGCCATCCTTAATGATCGTCTTGCTCGAAAAGAATAAAGATTTTTTGCCAATAGTTTTTATCTTTTCTTTTTTATTATTTTTTAATAAAACTTCGACATTGAAATGATTGTTTCTAATATCTTTTAAGCATTCTTCTTTTTCCGTCAAGATTCTAAAATGTATTTTATGAAACGCAAGGGCTTCTATGAGTTCTTCTGGGACGGTTTCTGTTTTTGAATTTAAAATTATCGATATAGATTTGCAATTATGTTTTATTTTTTCAAAAATAACGGGGGTTATTAATTGATCAGTGATTAAAACAAATTGATAATTTTGACAATAAGACAGAAAAACATTTTCATCATAACCATAATCAGCCCTTATTGCTATAATATCATTTTTGGCAATGTTTAGATAATTAAATTGAGTCGGTACAACTTCTAAGATGTTGTTTAAAAAATTCGAACCAATATTTAAAGTTTTAAAATTTATTTTTCCACCGCTTCTAAAAAGATCGACAATAGATTGAGCTATCAGCTCTGGCTTTATTAGATTTATTTCTGATTTTGGGTCAATCAAATTCAAAGATGGCTTAACTGACCAAGGCGCAGGAATGTCTCTTTTTTCGTGAGGCTTTGACCAGTATCCATTTGTTACTTGAGGATATACGTTTCCAAATATATTCACTATAGGTATCTTTTTGCTACTTGCGTAATGAGAATATATATTGTCAACTCCAATATGCATTGCTGCTTTGGATATGACATACGCATTTTGCTTAAAAGATAAACCGCTAATTGAAGAATTAACACCCTTAACTACTTGACCGTCAGAATCTATTTGAATTATATCAATATTTTCTCTGTTTAAAAACGGTCTTAGAATATCAATTACTATATTGTAATATAAATATTGTTTTGACTGAATTTTATTCTCGCAAAATAATGTTATATATTTCTTGTTTAGTATTGGGAAAAAATGTTCTGAAACAATTGGTTTTGAAATTAAAACACCCAAATTTTTAGCGTATTCTTCTAGGATATGAGACATGATATTAAAGTTTTATTCTGATAATGAAAATTGGTTTTTATTAGAACCGTTATGTATATAACAAATATTTTTCTGAGTTGTCACTGCGGGATAAAAAGTCATATCGAAATAACCTTTGTGATCGCCAGCGCCTTCCATAAATAAGACGTTTTCCAAAATATCGGCATATTTGAATATTTTATAAACAAAAGGATTGTCTTCTATATATTGAAAATAGTTTTCTTGTGTGAATATATATATGTTGTGATTTTTATATTGTTTTTTAAGGTTCTTCAATAGAGAATTAATTAAAAAAACATCAGTTTCAGACTGAGGTATAACAATAGCTATTCTTTTTCCCTCGTCTTCTTCTGTAAAAAGAGAAGAAAAATCTATTTGGTTGTTTTGTAAATTAAAATGTTTAGCTAGAGAATTGAAATGATTTATTATATTTTCTGGTGAAGTCTCATTGGTGGATAGTTTGTGATTCCAAAATTTAAAACTATCTGAATTTTTATCTATATCGTCATTTACGCATTCTTTATGAAGACTTATAATAAGTTCCTCCTTGCTTAAATTTTCAATAGGCTTATAAGATTCATTAAATATTACTTTTGAGTTTTCGAAATCATAATTGATTTCTGGCATTGCATCTATAATTTCTTCAAGTTTCTTGCCTATTACTTCAATTGAAAAATTATCAATAACCCATTGCCTTGATTTTTTTTCCATTTGAATTTTTTCATCTTTAGGCATGTTGAATACAAACTCAATTTCTTCAGCAATGCTTTGCGGGTCAGTTGATGCCTTAATGAATTGAGTTCCTGGCTCTCTATACTCGTTCCATTTTAAGGGTATCCCACCACTGTCTGGCGTACAGTTATCCTCCCCGCACGAATAGTCTGTCACAAGCGTTATCAGTTCCGTTAACTTAGCTTCCTGAATGGGAATCTCTTGACCGCCACTTGTGAAAGGGTGACAATACAAATCCATTAAATTGTAAACTTCATTAAGTTGTTTTTCAGAAACACCGAATGATACATTTGTTGTACTTACTGATTTCTCAGAACGACAACGGTTGCAATTTTGCTCTTGACCAGAAAAACTTCTAACTTCGTAAGATCTGCACTGGTTGCAGAAATAAGTAGTCAGAATATCTTGAGGATCTATTGATTTTTCTTTAATGAATTCAGCAATATCCCAGCCCTCGCTCCAATGAGTATGAAGCAGTAATTTTGCTTTTACGTTGGGGTTTTTAGTTTT